CGTGCTCAAGGTGATGGATTTAATGCTGAATCCTATAAAAACATGCTTGTACGTGCAGCCGATTTAGATTACATCAAGGATGAAATTAAAGCTTACGAAGAAATGGTAGAGCAACGTTTCACACCTGGTCGTCACACAAATCCAGATGACCCAAGCCGAGGACATAGCGGAGACCCAGAGGGAAATATCATTGTTTCAGAATCATACAAAGGAGATGACAAGTAATGTTTAACAAAGTAGGCGGTATTGTACCAGATAGTTATGGTTTATCTCTCACTGTTTTTGCACAGGATGCTACAGCAGATAAGCCTGTAAAAGCAGGAACACCACTTAAATTAGCAACTACAGGGGCTTATCATGCAGTTAAATGTGCTGATGGTGATGCTATTCAGCTAGTGGCCAAGCATACTGTTACATCAAAAGATGCACCTCTTGGCGTTTATGATTACGGACATTCCCGTAACAATGAATTTACTTATAGCGACACAATCGCTGTTGGTGATTCAGTCGTTGCTGATGCAAACGGTGGGGTTAAGAAGGCTACAGCTGCTAACGGTACTTACGTAGCATTGGTTAATTCAAGTAAAAAGACAGTAGAAGTTCTACTGCCTTAATGGAGGGGAAAGCATGAAATTTACAGGCAAAATTAAAAATAGTCGTGGGGAAATCGTTGAATTAAAAAATGGCTCAGAATTACGAACTGCTATGAAAGATTCCGCAGGGAAAGACGGACGTATTGCTGGTCAAGCTGAAGAATTACTTAGTAAAAACAGTTCTGCTACTTTCCGTTCTTATCTTGCTTCTCAAGGCGTGACAGTAAAAGATGCTGTTCGGGCATTAGGAATTGAGGACATTAACTCTCAACAAGTTCGTGCTCTTTATCAAAATGACAATACAAAACCTTTGTTCAATGCTGTATTAGAAGATGGGTTTCGTGAAGGTTTCCTAGCTGGGGGACGTTCTGATCAATTAGTTGGTCAAACAATTAGTATGGATCAAATGAGTTACCAGTACTACACATTAGAAAATAAGGACAATGATGATCTAGACCTAGCCTTCATTGGTCAGGGTGCTCCAATTCCGGTTGTTAGTATCAAATTAGATACAGACCACACTATTTTCGTTTACAAGCGTGGTGGTGGTATTGAAATCACTGACGAGGCAAAAGCGATGCGCTTTGATATGCTTTCTCTTCATTTACGCAAACGTGGTGTGCAAATTGGCCGCACTGAAGAAAAACTAGCTGTTCATCGTTTATTAAATGGCTATTTTAAAGATGGCACAGATGCAGCTCCTACGCTTGGAGTAAAAACTGCGAATGATTGGACACTAGCTGATATTTGGTATGCAAAACAATACGCATTTCAAAAATACGGTTTTAACTACACAAAATGCTTAATGAACTTAAAGACAGCAGAAAAGTGGGCAACTCAAAAAGAGGCGAATGGAAACTTCATTTTCCTTAATGAACTTAAAAATGGGGATATGCCAGATGTATTGGATTATCAGCCGTTTATTTCTGAAGATATTCCAGATGGCCGTATGGTATTAGTAGATCCTAGATTCGCTCTAGCTAAATATCAATTTAAGCCATTCTCTGTGGAAAATGACCGTGATGTGAAAACGCAGGTTGAGGGTTCGTATGCAACGGAAACATCTGATTACATCCCGTTTGACCCAAATGCCCGTATGATTTTAACCCTTGATGCAGCTAGATCATAAGGAGGGATAACATGGCAGCAGCTAATAAGAAAAAATATAAATTAAAAGACCCTGCTACTCAGTTCGCTGAGGTGACTAGTGAAGGGTCTTTTTCATTGGCCGGAGAGCAGGAAAAGGGGTTACCAAAGAATCCTTCTCGCGAGCTTTTAAAGCGTATTGAAGCAGGTTTCATTATCGAGGTGAAGTAACATGCCTTATGCAACAGTAAAAGAGGTCAAGGAGCTCGTTTCATTTGCTGAAATTGCTGCTCTTACTGACATCAAAATACAAGGGTACATTGACCGTGCTACATCTTGGATTCATCGAGAAGCTCAACGGAAGTTTAAAGATGAAACAGACGAGGACTTGCTGGCAGACCTTCGCACAGCTACCGTATTGCTTGTTGAGTATCTTTGCTACCAGGATAACCCTGATATTAAAGAAAGCTCATTAAGTCCTATCGAAACAGAAAAGATAGGTTCCTACTCTTATACCATGAGGGATGTTCAAACGGTGGACTCCATCAAAGAGAGGGAATATGAAGGCACGCGAACAGGCATAAAAGAGCTGGATTTGATTTTGCAGTCTCTTAAACAGGATATCCCAACAGGCATTTCATTCTTTTCTATCTCGGGTCCTTCAAGTGGGTACGGTGTATGAGGTTCGAACGAATTCTTAACCATCGTTGCACAATTGTTTTAACTGGTCAGAAGATAGGTGAAACCGAGTATGGCAAGCCTATTTATGGTGAGTTACCTATTGAAGATGTGCCTTGTCGTGCTGATCAGATTAAGCGAAGAGCCTCTGTTGATCAGTACGGCGTTGATTTCATCACTGAAAACATCTTGTTTGTAGGTCCTGATACACAACTCCCAAGTGATGCAAAGATAAAAGATATCCAGGATTTAAAAGGGAATGTCGTTTTAGAGGGTGTGTATTCACCTGAAAACGTAAGACCTGTTTATTCTCGAGTACGTCTTCATCACTACGAAATCACACTTCAAAAGGAGAGTGATTTAGATGGCGAAAAAGAATCTTAAGTTTGATTTTAAGATTGATGAATCCATCAAAGAAGCGTTATCTCCTGAAAAACTAAAAGAAGCTAGGAGAAATGCTGTGACTGCTGCTGGAATGGCGTGGGCAGATGAAACAAAGGAGATTGTACGAGAGGATGATCATATTGATACGTCCTTGTACATTAACTCCATTGGGTACCTCACAGACATTCCAGCCCAGGACAAAACGGGGAAGGGTTCACGTACTGCTACTCAAAATGATGTTGTACATGAGCTCATTGAAGGTACTGATACAACCATTTTGTTAACAGGTTCAGGCGTTAGTTACGCTGAAATCCTTGAAAAGAAATATAACATTATGGCTCGTGGATTAGACCGTGCTAGTGAAAGAATGGACAGGGTGGCACAGGTTCAAATTCAAAAGACATTAGGTTTATAGGAGGCACTCATGATTAAGTATGTAGATCCTATTCCTCCTATCCTTCGATTTTTAAAAAGTCGAACAGATTATCATATAGACGCTAATACCTTTCAATCAAACATTAGTGAAGGGTTATTAGTTCGTAGCGCTGGAGGTATCGGGTTTAGCCGTATCCAGCTTATTTATTGTTCTTCAGAGGAATCTGATGCAATGAGTAAGTTAATCAATTGTATCAACTTATTAGAAGCTCAAGCAGCCTTTATACAGGGGTTACGCGTTGAGTGGTGTGAAAAAGAAGGTAATCCTATCCCATCACGAGACGAGGACACAGATAAGCCAGAAGCATGGTGTTACATGCGATTAGAACATTTAGAAGCATAGGAGGTCATTTCATTGGCTGAAAAAAATGAAAGCAAGGCAAAACAAACAACTGAACGAAAGATTATCTGCAAAGGCCCCGTTGATAAAAACAACGGGGCTATTATTTTTCGCTTACCACCTGAAAGAAAAGATGGGAAACCCTTTGATATTGTGCAAGGTCAAACCCTCACTGTAGGTTCTGATATCTCAGAGGAAACAGCAGATCAATTGTTAGACTCAAAATCTTGGGAATTTGAAGAGGTGACAAAATAATGGCTGATATTTATAAAGTTAATTCAAAGAATTTTGTAGGTGGTCCAGGTCGTTTAGTTGTAGCTGATATGAGTGTTGCTGCTCCAACAAAGATTTCCGATGTAATGGATTTAACAGATCCTTACGCACTAAAAGATGGCTGGAAAGACCTCGGCGCAACGAGTGATGGTATTTCTATTACTCGTGGTTGGGATACTGAAGATTTTGAAGTGGATCAAGTTATGGGTGCTGCAGATACAGATGTTTCAAGCTTTGAGCATGGATTAGAAACACAATTAGCTGAGAATACGATTGAAAATCGTCAATTAGCATTAGCTGGAGGCTCTATTATTGAAACGCCGGCTGCAGTAGGTACAGGTCAAGTGCTGGGTGGAGCTCTTGCAGCAGGTGCTCGCATTATCACGTTATCAACTGCAAACCCAGCATTTAAAGCTGGTGGATGGTTACGACTTGGTACAAGTGAACTTATCAAAATTTCTAGCGTGAATGGTACCACTGTTAATGTAGAAACAGGAGTTAGTAAAGCCTATACAACATCTGACCAAGTGTATCCAGTAACAGAGTTACCTTCAAAACGCATTGGTTATGGAACGGTCACAGATATTCCGTTTAAACGTTATGTACTTATTAGCCAGAAGAAGGACGGCTCACTATATATGGCTGTTATTCGAAAAGCAAAAGTATCAGGGGATTCCAAGCAGCAAGATTTCAACAAAGGAAAACGTGTTCTTCCATTCCAGTTACAAGCCTTCCCTGAAGACGGTGTATCCAAAGAAGAAAACGTATATTACGAAATCGAACAAGCAATTTAAGGGAGGACTTATAAATGGGTGTAGAAGCAAAATTAAAAACATTAGATGTTGAAAAAAATCTTGGTGTAGTAACTCTTTCGGGCGGGGCACAGCTCCCTGTCCCGAAGTTATCAATGTTAAAGATTATTAAGATCGTAAAGTTTCTTGGTGTAGATGGAGCTAAGATTTACAGCCAAGCCCGTGAAGTATTAATTGATGATTCTTATGATCAAATCGAAAAATACGCTGCTATTTTAGAATCGATTCAGGAATCCCAAGTCATGCGTATTTTTTCAATCATTCTTGACATTGAAGATCAAGAATCATTGTCCCTAGATATGAATGAATCATTAGATGTTTTACTTGTTCTTGCTGATAATCTAGATTTTGAAAAAACTTTTACTCAAGTCCGTCAGTTGATGAAGAAGCTATTCAACAAAAAACTGCCGGACTTCAAGGAATTGATCGACAAAGCATTTCCGGAAGTACCAATGGAGCCAGTGGACGAGGAGACTCAACAGGAAGCGACGGAAGAGAAAGAGGAGAAGGAAGAGGCTACGGCTTAACCTGGGAAAACTTCATTGATCAAGTCATTACTCAGATAGGGTTTGTTTCTTCTCATTACAACTACACAGAAGAATATGTGTTAGAACATACCCCTGATTGGGTTCGGAGAAAGTACGAACAAGCCCTAAAAGAGAAGTGGGAAGAGAGTCGTTCTCGTATTACAGAAGGTGTAAGCAGTCTTATGTTGTTAGTAGATGGCTTGTTTAATAAAGGGAAAGGCAGTGAAGAAATTCTTCCTTCCTCGTATGAAAAAGCTATGGAAGCTCAACAAAATCAAATCGTTCAAAAAGAAGAGAACTTTGTCAAAGGTTCATGGTGGAAAAAGTCTGGGTAAACCAGGCTTTTTTTAGTTTGGAGGGAAGGAGGTAAAACATGTCTACAGTTGGACAGTCAAACATTCAAATCACTGCTGATGATCAACAGGCGAGGAGAACCATTGGAGGTTTCTTTAGAGGCATGGAAGCTCAAGGAAGACGTTTCACGAACCGTATGCAACGCTTTGACCCTTTGATTGGGGTAACGAACAGTGTAAAAAATACGCGTCAAACGTTAGCTGGACTTCAAGACGACTTCGAGGGGCTAGGTGAAGGTAAAACCTTTCAACGTATTACAAAGTCTCTCAATCGCGTTCAAAATGGTCTTAAGACGACAGGTCAAGTTAGTCAGAAAAGTTTAAAAGAAATGCAAAAGGAAATAGAGCGTGTTCGAAGTACATTGAATGAACTTGGAGATGATCAGCCTTTTGAAGAAATGAGAGAGGCACTTGCTCAAACTGAGCGTCAATTCCAAAGCTTTCAATCGACTACAAGACGTTTTCGTTTTAACCAAATAGAGAACCTTCCTGATCACCTTAAATCATTTCAGCGAGAATTAAATGAGTCTCGTCGTCAAATGCGTCAAATGACTCAAGAAGGCTCGAAGTCACTGGATGGTTTAGCTGATGCAGCTGTTAAGTCCAGCGTAGGATTAGAGAGAATCACCAGTGTTACGAAATCTGGTAAGTCTGCAATCAAAATCATTCAGGATCTAGGCGATTCTACAAAGGAAACGCAGCTAGCTATTTTAGGACTTAATAGAAATGGTACCGTTAAAATCTCTACAGAAGAAACGACTCAGCGTCTTGGGCAGTTTAAACAAGAATTAGAAGACTCTAAGCGCAAGCTTGAAGCTCTTCGTGATGCTGGTGATTTTGGCTCTTATGAAGCTGGTATGCGTGTTGTAGAGAAGAAGTTGGTTGATGTGAATAGAGCAATGTACGCAGCTTCTAAAGGCGGGCAGGCTTATCAAAAGATGATTAACGAACTTGGTGTAAATACATCTGATGCAGCGAACCAAGCAGCTATTGCTATGGAAGCCTATAAGGATAAGTTTATCCGCTCTGTTGACTTAATGAACGCCAAGAGCAACCAATCTAAAAAGATGATGGATATTCTACCTGAAGTCAGCCACATTCAGCGAGTGGATAAGTTCTTTTTAGGAATTGGTAATCGCCTTGAGGACCTGGCAAAGCGAGGAACTGCAGCGAGTCTCGCTATCAGCATGCTTGGAAGAAATGCCAGCATGAAAGACCTTAATGACCGTATTATGTTAATCAACCAAGGTTTAATGCGTATGAATCAAGTAGCATTAGGTCTAGGTATTGCCTTAGCTGGTTTTACTGCAGCAATGTTTAATGCGGCTAAAGGTCCTGAAATGGCAGATGTCTTTGAACAACGTGGTCAATTGTTATTAAACTATCAAAAAGCTGTAGAAGATCGTACACAAGAAATTGTTGACACGTGGGGATTATTCGAAAAGGCGGAGGTAGAGAAAACAAAACCTGAAACCTTGATGAAAAATCTACAAGGGCAAGTCGATGTGATGAAGAATTGGGCTTCAAACATTGATAGTTTGGCTAAACGAGGAATTGACGAAGGGTTGCTTGATTCTCTCAGGAAAATGGGACCGGAAGCAGCTGGCCAAATCCAAGCGCTTACTAAAATGTCTGATTCTGAATTAAACAATTATGTTGCACTGTGGAAAGAAAAACATGCTCTAGCTCGTAAGGAAGCA